GGCTTGGATTGCCGTGGATGGCAGCGGAACATATTACGTTTATCGGGAATGGCCAGACACAACCATTGGCGATTGGGCAGAATGGAAGAACGGAAGGTGGATGCCTGGAGAGGGTGCAAAAGGAATGGGCTACGGGATGCGTGATTACGTGAACCTGATTGCTGACCTTGAGGATGAGGAAGAAATCTATACCCGCATTATTGACCCGCGACTTGGAGCTGCAAAGTATCAGGCACAAGATGGCAGCAGTAGCATCATTGAGGACTTAGCCGAGAACGACATTATCTGCATACCTGCGCCTGGCTTGGACATTGAGGACGGCTTGCAGGCGTTAATCAGCAAGATGAGTTGGGACACGAGCAAACCTATGGACAGCTTGAACCGTCCTAAGTTCTACGTGAGCGAGGAATGTGGAAACATCATTAGCGCATTATCGGAATACACGGGTGAGGGAGGGCTTAAGGAGGCTCATAAGGACGCAATTGATGTTCTTCGTTATGCTTGTATTTACGGATTAGATCATGTAGAAGCACATCATTTACAAATTACCCGCCAAGGATCGGGAGGCTATTAAGATTATGAATACAAAGAAACCACGAAAAGAAAAAGCAGTTAAAGCAGTTAAAAGTGTTGAAGCTGAACCAGTAGTAGAAGTTAAGGCTGAACCAGAAGTTTTTGAAGTGTATGCCATTGGCGTATGCCCTAATCCAATGTGGCTAAGGGGAATGACTCGTGACACAATGAAGTGTAACATCCAAGTTCCCAAGGCTAGTATGCGTGATGGATTAGTTGGCAAATGGATGAAAGCGACAAAGATTGACGGAGTGGAAGAAAACCATTACAAGTTCCTTGCATGAGCGATCAATTATCAGACCAAGACGTAGCGATGATCTACGTTCAGAACGAACCGAATATCGGCGGACTCCAAGATGCTTATGATAAAGCTGTATTGGATCAAGAGGAATATATCGAATCGTGTGAACGAGCCTACAATGATCGCCGTAATATGTGGCCTGGCAAGACCAGCGATATGCGGAAGAAAGGGGCTAACGCTTTCCCTTGGGATGGTGCTTCCGATATGGAGGTTAATACGATTGGTGAAAGAATTGATACCTATGTTGCGTTGCTTACCCAAGCACTTGACCGTAGCCACATCAAAGCGTTCCCAACGAACCATACTTCGATGTCTAAGGCTTCGGTTGTTTCGATGTTCTTGAAGTGGATGCGTAAAAGCTATATCCCAGACTTTAAGAAGCAGATGGAACTGGGTGCTAACCACCTTCTTGAGAAGGGGATTATGGTTTCATACGTTGGTTGGAAGCGTGAGAAACGCACGTTTAAACAAGTAGTTACCCTGCAAGAGATTGAAGCAGCAATGCCAGAACTTGTGGAGATTCTACTTGGTGACAACATTGCAGAGGCAGAAGCATTTGTTGCAAATGCCTATCCTGACATGAGCAAGAAGCGTGTTAAGAAGGCGGTATCGGAACTACGCATGATGGGCATAACGGAAGTAAGTATTCCGAGGATGAGCGTTGATTGCCCTATTGTTCAAAGCTGTGAGCCTGATGGTGAGGTTATCTTCCCGTCTTATGTGACCGATCCGCAACGCGCTCCATACGTATTCTGGCGCACGTTCTACACCCCACAAGAACTTGAAAAGAAAGTTGCCACAGAAGGTTGGGATGCCGAGTGGGTTGACGAAGCCATTGAAAGACTTAAAGGAAGTGATTCACTCGATCACCAGACGGCAAGTGAACGATCACAACGCCGTGACTTAGGTGATGACCAAGACTTGATTATGGTTGTCTATGCCTATCAGCGTTTGATTGACGAGGAAGATGGCAGCGAAGGTATTTACTGCACCGTGTTTCATCCAGATACCGATGGCTACGCAAAACACGAACTGCTTAACGGCTACGATGACTACCCGTTTATCGTTACCCGTTTGAACGACAACCAGAAGCGGATGTATGAAACCACTTCGTTTGCTGACATTCTACGTGGCCCACAATGGCAGATTAAGACTGAGCGTGATAGCCGTATCGACAGAACAAGTATGGCGACATTGCCACCATTGTTCCACCCAGCAGGGCAACCGCCTAAAGAGTGGGGACCTGGCAGACGCTTACCTTATCGTCGCTTAGGTGAAATCGCTTACGGGCCTATTCCACAATTTGATCCAGGCAGCGAGCGTATCGAAGCACAAATGATTGCACAAGCCGACAAAGCAGTTGGGCTTGATCTTGACAACCCGCTTTCGGCACTTCGCCAGCAGTTCGTAGTGAACAAGTTCCTTGACCACGTTAAGGACATTCTTGCACTTGCCTTCAAACTGTTTCAACGCATGGGGCCAGATGAAGTTTTCTTCCAAGTTACAGGTAGCCCTGACCCACAGGTGATGGCTAAAGGTGATGCCGATGACAACTTCTCCATTATCGTATCGTTTGATACCCGCGAGACTGACCCTGAGACGGTAGAGACGCAGATGAAGAACATCGCTACCCTAATGCAGATTGACCGCAACGGACGTATCAACGTGGACAAACTGCTTGAGCTATTGGCTGGACAGATCAATCCATTCATTGCTGACTACGTGTTGCAACCTGCTGAAGAAGCACAAGACAAGATGCTTAAAGATGTATCAGATGACTTGTCGAAAATCTACGCAGGTATCGAAATGCCAGCTAGACCGAACGGTGCAGCCTTCGCAATGCAACTTGTCCAAGCCTATACACAACAACCAGACGTAGCACAACGCTTACAAGGTGACGAGGCTTTCGCAGCTCGCCTTCAGAAATACGCCCAACAGTATCAGATGATGCAGATGCAAGCGCAGAACGCCGTCACAGGCAGACTTGGAACTAGCGAGGCTAACATGAGCGGTGTATCAACTCAGAACATGGAAGGGTAACAACAATATGAAACAAGGACTAAACGCAAATAACAAACCTTACTAAAAGACTAATGATTCCACGCCCTACCCTAGAACAGTCGGTTCTCGCATTGAGTGACCGCGATGAATACAAAGTAATTCTCCAGTATATCCGTGATGAGCGTGAACGCTTTTTCGGTGATATGCGGCAAGCGGCAACGTCTGACGATGTAATGAAGATCGCTGGTTCTATTGCTACCGCAGATGAATTGCTGGGTATGCTTGACTTGAATAGGCAATGATGTATCTTTTCTTTGCAAATAGTTAGTGTCTTTTCTGTTTGTGGTTTGGGCAGAGGGGTTGATCGGTTTCCAACTGGTCAGCCCCTTTGTTTTGTCTATTCATAAAACGATCGTTTTACATTAGTGTTTCGCTAATCATTAGCTATTGACTAATCATTAGTAATCTGCTTATGTTTCTGCATCGCCATCGCCAAGGCGCAAACTGGTGTAAAAAAACATGAAAGCAAACCAAGACTCCACCGCTGGGGAGGATAATTCCAGTGTATCAGACAACCTTAGTTCAGATGCCCTAATTAGGCAGCTTACCGAGGGTAACATACAAGAAGTAGAAGCCGATACTGAAACGGAAGAAGTTTCTGAGGAAGAACCAGAGCAAGAGTTTGAAGAAACTAGCGAACTGGAAGAAGCCGAAGAAGCGACCGAAGATGAGGAAGAAGCCGAAGCAACTGACGAAATCGACCTGCTTAACCTTGAACCTGAGCAGATCCAAGCACTAGCGAAGAAAGGCAAGAGCCGCCTTCTTGAGCGTATCGGGGAACTGACCGCACAGAAGAAAGCATTGCAAGCCCAGCTAGAGCAGAACGGATCAAAGCCACAGGTAAAAGTTATTCCGAAAGAGCAGAATCCATTTGGAGAACTTAATACCGTTGAAGAAATATCAGCGAAGTATGAAGCCTTTGAAGGGACGCTGGAAACTACGGATAGGTTACTTGAGGAATATGAAGATTACAGCAACGATGACATCATCGAAGTTGGCAATCAACAGTTCACCAAGAAACAAATTAAGCTGGCAAATCGCAATGCTAGGGACGCGATAGCTAAATATCTACCCGCCCAAGCAGCCCACTTGCAGAAGTTGGAAAGCTATAAAACAGCTAACCAGCAATGGCAGGAAGCAGCGAAAGCCGAAGTGCCAGAGATCAATGACGAGGAATCGGAAATTGGCAAGGCATACAGTCAACTTGTGAACGACCCATTGGTAAAGCAGCTTAAAGAAAGCCAACCCGAACTTGGGGTTCAAATAGAATACATCCTAGCTCACGCCGCAAGGTCGAAGTTTGGAACTGCAAAGAAAGTAATGCAAGGCGCAGGACAGAAGTTGAAGGTGAAACCACCCGCTTCCCCTGTTGGAGCTGGAGCATCACGGCAAGGGCAGGGACAAACAAGCAAATATGCTGAAGCGATGAAACGGTTCGAGCAAAGTGGTTCTGCTGAAGATTGGATTGCTGCTCAAAAATACAAATAAATTGAAATTCTAAACACCTAAAATTATGGCTATCTCCACTACATATCAACCAACCGTGCCTAGCACGAGTTCCACTGTCGGATCGAATAAAGGAAACCGCGAGGATCTTTCTTCGATGCTTACCATGCTTGAGCCTGAACAAACTCCAATCACTTCTCTTTGCGCTAAAGCAAAAGCAAGTGGCGTTCTTCACGAATGGATTGTTGACGGTCTTGACGCACCTTCCGCCGATGGTATCAACGAAACTTCCGATGTAACCGCTTTCAGCAACAAGTTTGCTAACCGCGCTCGCCTTGGTAACTACACCCAAATCTTCCGCAAGGACTATCTTGTTTCCGACCTGCAAAACGCAGTCGCAAGCGTTGGCCCAGCAGACGTTGCCCAAGCAAAAGCTAAAGCACTTCGCGAGATCAAACGCGACATCGAGTTCGCAGTTGCTTCCGCAAACGACCGCCAAGCTGAAGATGGTGTGAACCCATACAAGCTCCGTGGACTTGGTGACTGGCTTGACTCCGCTGGCCCTTCCGATGTGCCTGCTTCTTATCGCACCCCTGCTGGTTCGATCAAGACTGCAACGCTCACCGAAGCTACCCTTAACGACCTTCTTGGCAGCATCTTTGCCGAGACTGGTGAGATGGGTAACTTGACGATGGTTGCCAACGTAGCACTCCGCAAAGTTATCGCTAACTTCACCCGTGCTGAAGGTGTTACCACCGCTACTGCATATAACGTCAACGAGGATGCAACTTCCCGTAAGATCACCCTTAGCGTATCGCTGTTCGATACCGACTTCGGTGTTATCAAACTGGTCAACGGCAACCCTGCTTGTATGCCAACAGCTACCACCAACATTGGTTATGTCCTTGATCCTAAGTATCTTGGCATTGGCACGTTGCTTCCACTTGAATCTGTTGCTCTTGAGAACCAAGGCGCAGGTGAGCGTGGCTTCGTTAAAACTGCACTTACGCTTGTTTGCAAATCCCCACAAGCACACGGTAAAATCGCATACTAATTAACCTAATAAGAAATAAGAAATAATACTATGAGTGCATATAAACTTGTTAATAACGAATCAGCCCTTCGCACCTATGTGTATGTTGCTGACTTCGCAGAAATCGCAGCAAACGCAACCAGCTCAAACCAAGTAACTATCGGGGTTATCCCTGCTGGTGGTGCTGTGGCATTTGCCTATGCTTATGAAGAAGTAGCCCTTGCTGGTGCTTCGGACATCACGCTGGACGTTGGCACAACTGCTGGCGACCCAGATGAGTTCATTGACGCATGGGATGCCGATG